CGACCCAGCCTTGCCTCCCTGTCCAAAGAAGAGACTCTTGTTTTTAGGGTAGGCCCATGGGATATCCTCAGCGGGCAAATCATCATGGATGCTATAGACTCTAACCCTAGCTCTTCCCTCTTTTCTGGGATCGTCTATTAACTCGACAACGCCTAGGAATTGTTTATCCAATAGGTCATTAATGTCCCTGTTTGATATGTCGTGGTTTCGGTCTAACATCATGTAATATTATATTAGTAGATTCGACCCAGGTTTCGGTCTCCATCATTGTTTGGAAACTTATCTGGGTAAATTGAATTATTTAATACTGCTTGAGCCATACTAGAAATTGAACTGTCGTTTCTTGGAAAATTGCCGCTGATTGGAGCTCCTTTGCCGTCGGTGAATGGATTATTGCCTTCATACAAGTCTCCGATGCTTCTGATCCCAGAAGAATTAAAGGCAGCTTGAAGTGCAGGGTTTATAAGTCCGCCGATCGACTGCAGCCTGTCTTGAGAATACTGTCTTGCGTTATCTACGAATCCTCCGACGAATGGCAAGTCAGATGCTCCTTCTAATCGAGTCTGAAGGTTGGCCGCAGTGTTTCGAGCGTTCCATGGATTACGTAAAGAGCTAGTGATAGGATCGTCAGTTATTTTAGTAGCATCATTATACTCGCTCTCTTCTTGAAAATAACCAATATTGATCTTGAAGCTGCTTGCAATAGGTTTAGCAGTAGTTGATTCCATTGCGACATCGAGTTTTTGACCTCCTGGAAAGCTACCTGAAAAGTCAAACTCGCACTGTCTACACTTAAATTTTACGAAACCGAATTGTTTTAGCGGACTGCTCTGATCCAACTCTCGATTGCCTAATAACGAACTGGCAGCAGATCCGGCATTAGTCAAGACCCGATTTATTCCGCTCATGTCTATTCCTAGCGCACTAGTCATGTTACTAAACTGTCCTGCTGGATTGTATCTAATGTTCCTGGCCTCGGCCACATATATGTCCATGCAGAACCATCTAAGGTTATCCGGCACCAGTTCTCTCATGTATTCAGTGTCGTATACTGAGGATCTATATAGGTTTGCCAATTGAGTTATTCTTAAGTCAATCGCTTCCATCGTATCTATCGTGACTGTCGCTGACTTGCTCTTGCGCGCTCCCGCGACATCAGTTGCGACCTCCCACATCTTATCTAGTCCTGAGATCGACTGAAAATACCATGGCGCGTTAAAGGTCAAGTACTCAAGTATAGACTTGAATTTTGCAATTCGTTCCTCTCGATCCTTATAACCGATCGACCCTAAATATGTCTGTGCGCTATTATAATTTTCTTCTGATCCCTTTTCAAAGAGTGGGCTTTTCCATAATACGTCTCCAGATTTTTCGGGTTGGCTTTCAAATCTAAAATCTATTGCGAAGGTCAGATAAGTCGGCTGATCATATGGATCGATAAACAGACCTTTTCTAAAGTTATCGACCTTGTTTCGTACTCCATAAAAGTTATGCATTTGCAGTAAAGATTATTTTATTAGGCACCCATTCTCTTCTAGCTAGAATGAGTTCAGTATAGAATATGTGAGGATCGGTCGGGTCAAATGTGTATCGTGCCTCCTTTACATAGTACCACCCAGTAAGTTCAGAATCGAGTGTCTCTCCCTCAAACGTATTACCTGATAGGTCGATAGGCGTATCTCCATTTGGATCAGTTTCTTTACGAATCTTCTCTCCAAGCGAAAGAGTCATTAAGACAGGTATAACCATTCCCCGGATTACCTGAAAGTTTACGCCCTTAAGCAAAACTCTAAGTTTTATCTTTTCTAGTTCCTTTAAGTTATGTGAGTTAAACACTCTAGCTGCATTCCAGTGTTCGTGAGTGTTGCCATAATTAATGTTCATCCATTTCTTATTACCAATCTCATCCATTCCTTCATCGTCTGGAATCAACATTGAAGCTTCCGGTAAGTCTGGCGCATTATTCGGTGCAACAAAGAACTGTTTAAACTTATTTGGCTTACCAGTATCATCTGTTTCAACTGGTTCAAAGTGATCGTAATAATAGATCTTTTTCTTATATCCGTCCTGCTTAAGAACCATTCCCTGATCAGATATTAAGTTAGCCTCATATATGTAGTTTGGCTTATTGATGTTTTTCCTTAAATTAGTCAAAAAATTGACAACTACTTCTTCTGCAAATGCAGCATTCGCCGGATCATTTTTTTGAGTTTGAGTCACGCCTAACGAAAGCGGATTAGCGTTACTTGAAAAAGTGTCATCTACATCGTTCTTTATCAATTGTTCATTTACGTTAATTAAGTTAAAGATCAGTTCTTTACTAATAAACCCTGTAAAAAATGACTCATCGTCTTGATACACATAATTAGTTATTTCTCTTAGGAAGTTTAGTGGACTCGTATTATAATTTATCCAAGTCATGACATCCGCTGGTGTGAATTCATTTTGAGCATAACCCAATCCTAATTCAGAACATATCGCTTTTATTGCATCTACTGATGTCAAGTTAGGATAGCTTTTAGACACGTTATTGTAGAGTCGAGGCACAAATAACTCAGCCTTGATCATGTAAGTTGTGCCTTGACTAAGATTTATTCCAGATCCTCTATTTTGAGTGGGAATAGATTTTACCTTAGTAATTAAGTAGTCAGACCGTACTGGTTTAAGCTTATCGTTTCCGCTGTTTATAAAGACACTCACCATCAAATTCCTTTTTGGAAAATAATTACCTGAGAATTCTCCAGAAGGGTCAGTAAATGTTAGATCAAGCTTTGGAATAAAGCTAGACTCGTCTATCATTAAATACTCAATATCAGTGATTACCTGCCCAGCCAACTTAACAAAGGGTTTAATCGAACCTGCAAGCTGACTAAAGTCTGACCTGCCCTTGTTCTTTCTAGTGATCGACCCAGTTGTACTCTCAGCAGAGTTATCAAAATCGTCAAGCGTTATTAGTTTAATTGACGGTTGAATATGAGTCTTTATGACTTGATTAAATCCCATTTTTAAAAGTTATTCCCGTTTTTTAACTGATCCTGTACTCTACTTCTAGCCGACGACTGATTAGTATTTGTTGTACTAGTCTGTGTCATGTCTCCTCCCAAGATCACTCTTCCTTCGACCACCTTAACGTTTTTGGCACCGCTTAAGTTAACATTAGGCGGCACTACTTCTGGTACTTTGCTCCTAATCGATTGTAATCTTTGCTGATCTTTTGTAGTCTTTGGTTTGATCACAGCCTCCTCATTCTTTTTAGCGGGTTCAGTTCCTTTCTCTAGGACACTCTTTGGAGGAACGATTAGTTTTGAGATCTCGCTTATTGCTGGAACTAGCATGATTTCTCCCTGCTCTACTGAAAACGGATTAGATATTCCATTAAATTTAAGTAGCGCCTCCCAGTATTCCTGTGACCCAAGAACACGGTCAGAAACCAGGTCAGGCCGCATGTTTTCAAATTCTGAAACGACAGTCGGTCCTGCTGGACCAGCTGCCTCTCCAAAATTAAACGTAGAGCTGACTAGGTCTACCACTGATTCTCCAAATGCATTCGTAAAAAACTTTTTTACTCTTAATAATTTAGTAGTTAACATGATTAATCGTTTGTATATAGTTTTAAGAAATAGTCTTTAAGTATAGGTGACTTGGCAAATCCTTCTCCGTATCTTCTTTTAACATCTACTGCAAAATACTCTGCTAAGTTTTGCGCTCTATCAGTAGCCCCATTATCTGATATGGTAGCAGTTGATTGTGGTCGCTGAGCAGCGGCTGCTCCATTTGTTGCAGTAGGCAATGTTCCATTAGCATCCAGTGCTCGCTGACTATTATATTCTCCGAATGAATTTCTAGTACTTGCTGGAGGCTCCAACGCAGTAAAGAACATGTCTCCTCCTCCATGATTAAAAATTGATTCGATATCTTGTTTTGCTCTAGGTCTGCCGTGATCCAGCGTTACTTTAAATTTTACCTCAGTTGGGAAATCATCCGCTCCTAGTTCTTCTCCAAATTCAATGCTTGTGCTCTTTAGTATTAAGTTACCGATCACGGCAACTGGATCCATTGGATTTCCTACCATTAAGTGCCACTCTCCTACTGCTCGACCGTCGGCTAATGCTCTCATCACTAGTGGGGTCTGGTGAAGTGCGCCCAGTCTAGACGCAAGTAAATTTTGTCCGACTCGACTCGTAACAGCCTCCTTAAATATTGTTTCTATGCCTTCAGTATTAGTGACACTGTTTCCTGCAGCCGAGATCGCTTTATTTATAAAATCTTTAAGATCTGCTCCACCGCCAGCTACCATTTGAGTCAACATTGAAAGTAGATCCTTAGATGCATTAGCATAATCACCTTGCTCCATACTGTCTGTATTAAACCCAGGCAATAATGGACCAGTCTGTTGAAAATATCGATATCCTCCTCCCCAAAAGCTAGCTCTATTATACGTTAAACTTAAAAAATTACTTATCAGGTCTAACATCACAATCTTTGGATTGAGCCTAGGTGTTCCAAGAGTCCTTAATTTATATTCAAAGGTTAGGTCTATTGCGTTTGTAAAAGTATATCCTCTTTCTCTCTTTTGTGTCTCAGTTATCACATTAATCGGCCCTCTCACGCGATTAGCATATGCACCACTCTCGTATTGTTGTTTTAAGTTTTCCTGTAGAGTTTTATCAAATCCAGATAAAGCGTATGGATTTGTTCCTGACTGATTAGCAAACGCAGTAATTAGTAAATTTCTAGCGGTCTCATTTTCTTTTTTTATACCAAGCGCATCGAATATTTGTTCAAGCTGTATTTCGTTTCCCTGTACATCTTGAATCTCTTCTCCCTCTTTTGGATATGTTTCCCAGTTAAATCCCCAAGTCATTGCCAAGATCTTACCAAGCGTGTTGCTGGTCCCTTCTCCCCACCAAGTAACGGCTTGTGCAATTGGTACAAGCGGAAGTTTCTCTGCAGCCACTGCCAAGTTATCCTCAACCGGTATTGGATATCGTCTAAGCGTTAACATTCGATTATTGGGTATCTGCCCGTACCATTTACAGTGATAGAAATCCTGAAGAGAGTATGGGTATGGATACAGTGGCCCCTTATGATTAGCGGCTTGTGCGGCTTCCTTGTTTGTCCACGTAATTATTTTTTCTGCAGTTGGGTTCTGGATCTCTGCTCTTGCAGCGTTTCTTGATTGGGCTGCCGAGTTACCAAGATACCTTGCAGTATCATAGAGCAATCTATGCCCAGCTAAATCATAGTTACCAGTAGTATTTGCGCTAGTTCCTGCTGCAAAATTTGAATACCTAAAGATATAGAACGGGTTGAATGATGAACTGGTACCGATCAGAGGTATCTGATTTCCAGATTCCCCATCGACCTTTGCAGTCTTTTCAGTATTTCCGCTATCTGTCGTGTTTTGATCAATGCCAGTAGGTCT